CCGGGCTCGGCCCGGATGCAAGTAGATATGAACTTCAGTTTCATTGGGAAACTGCTTGTTTCATAGCTCTTGATAAATCTTAGATGATCATATTTAGCATTGTAACCAAGCGCGGGAGAAGGAATCTTACTTCCCTGCAGGCGGAAGCGATGCTGAAGACGGGAGTCTGAGATGAAAGCGAGCTATGATACCCTAGCGATAGTGGATGTTCTTCACTATCGTTTTAGTACAAGTCGCGGATCCCCAAGATCCTAGGGCATGCCCTTAAATCTGGATAAATGACGTTTTCCACAAGACGACGTTATGAATGTTAACCCGGTATATTCCGGCTCTGACTTCCAGAGCTATTACTAGTGAAACGGTTGGACCTAATCAGTCCGTAAGTAGAAGTGGATCTAGTGTAGTGAATGACTTGAACGTCCCGTAGGAGTTGAAGCGGTTCATGACAGTGAAGTGCTTAGCACTTCGCTCTTCCCATTCTCTTTGACCTTATGATTAAGGTTAGAGGGGGTGTAAGAAGGGAAATCCTACTGAAAAGTAGGGGGGCTGTTATTCCGTGAGATTGCCTCCGGTCACGACACTTAATTACCCGACGGAGGGGGCCCTTCGGGGTTACCCCAAAGAGAGGTAGTTTCGGCCTTACTAAGGCGACCTGCGGCCCACCGTCCCAAGGGACGAATGGGGAACCGAAGGTTCCGGGGAGAGCCCCAACTTTAAACGAATTGATGAATTATGCAAAACATAAAACACCTTTACGCAAAGCTGGTAAGCGCAAACCAGAACTGGTCCTCTGCTGTAAAAAGCAGAGCAAAACTGGCGGGACTGATCCTAAGGATCATCCCGCTGGTCTATGGAACTCTAAGTGTCTCAACCGTGAAGATCTCATTTGGATATGCCCAAAATGTTGTGAAGTTGTACCGGGCCCAAGGTTCTAAAGGGACTGCAAAGTACCTGAAAGCATGCTATGTTCTGCTTCAGCAGAGCGCAGGTGGTTTTAGGATACCAGCGCCTTGGGACCTAGGCTGCAATGTAGCCCGAACCCGAAAGGGGGTGCCGCGGATGATTAATCCGCAGCAACGTCTCCTGGTGATTAAAGGAGATGTACCCACAATTCGCTTTTGGCTTTCCCTCCTCGGCT